CGCCGAACACGCACAGGTAGATGAACGCGAAAAGGCTCAGGTTATCGGCGAGGGCTTGTAAATTCAAATGTTCCATACTTGTCGTTTTACTGGCCGGGAAAGCCCGGCGGAAATTCCGCCGGGTTCTGCCGCCCTGTTACTTTTTCGTTTTGGCTGCCGGTTTCTCCGGAGCTTCCGGCTCGGGCTGCTTCACCAGCTCATCGAGCATCATGCGCTCCGAGGTGGTGAGCTTGTTTTCCTCCCAGAGCGCATCGGCCCCGGCCTCCGAAAGAAACGGCTTGAGTTCGACATCCGACGTGTCCACCTTGTTCATATCGTCGAGGAATGAAGCGACAGCGGCTTTGTCGTTACCTTCGGCAATCCTTCCGGTGTTCGGGTCGATCTCGATTCCGTACTTCTTCATTGCCGTGCGCATCTTCTCGTCGCGCATTTCGAGGTTGTATTTGGCAACCTTCATTGTGTCGAGCAACCCTTTGCGCTCATCGTGAGAAATGCTGCCGGAACTGATTTTGCCCAAAAGCTGGGTCAGTGCCACAAGTTCGATCTTTTTCATTGCTGATTAATTTTTGGTTGCAGGATTGAAGTTGCCGGCGGAATAGGACGTGTGATCCCATTCGGTAGTTTTGACGTTGTCAAACACCTTAACGCCCCCTGCGACACTCAACTCGCCATTGATTCGCAAGTTGGCCCCTGTTGCCAATGCGCGCTGTACACGTTTGAGGAACCGCGCGTCTCTTTTCTGTCGGAAGTAATTGATAATCTTTTTCATCTTTTTGAGTTTTTAGGGTTACGCTTCGATTACTGATTCAGGCTGTTCGGTCATCGTCAGCGCGATGGCGTCCATCTTCTGCATGAACGGAGTGAGGATCGCCTGCGCCTGCGAGAAGTACTCCACATCCGCGCTGATCTGCATCTTGCCGTCCGCGTACTGGTTGAACGACGCTTTGACTTCTCCGTTCTCGGTGATCTGGCCGCCCGTGTAGGAAGCGACCACGGCATTGGTCATCGTTACCTCCGCCGAAACTTCGGCCGAACCTACGCTTGCCTTGATAAGCCGCTGAATCGTTTGTGCGGTGATCTTGTTCTCGTTGATAATTGCATTTACTGTTGACATAATTGAAAGATTTTATTGGTTAATAACAAATTAGATGTTCCTTGCCTGTATCTGGAAGATGCCGGTCTGGTCGAGCAGTTCGCCGAATCCGAGTTTGATGTATGAGTTCACGACGCCGGTCGGATAATTGTCCAACTGAAAGTCCCCGTTATGCCATGCGAATTGCTCGATTTCCAGCACATAGTCCCGGCTTTCCCCGGCAGCCAAAACAATCATCGAAACCCTGTTTCCCGTTGTGGCATCCAATACGAGGGGAATCCCTTTTTCGACCGTCCCCCAGAATGATACTACCTCTACTTCTTGCAGCGTGGTATATCTTACTTCGTGTTCTGCAATATTGGTGATCGTCACCTTGACATACGCATACTGAGTACCGTGGAACAGCAACGGAGAGGAGGTAAAGTTGCTGAACGGATAGAAAGTGTATTTTGCACCGTCGGTGTTTATCCCGGTCATCTTGGCCGAAATCAGGATCGAGTTGAAGATATTGAGCGGAACCGGATTTATGAACGTGCTGTTGTGATACACCACCAGCGGATCGACTTCTAGATCGCTGATGTTCCATTCGTCCTGATTCGTCCATGTGGACTTCTTTTTGCTCAGCACGAAAAGCATGTATTTGTGGTGCGTTCCTGCTCCGATTTCGAAGAAGTCCACGGTAATACTATTGCCGCCCTCGCCGATGGTCTTGTCGCAAGTGATTAATTTACCCTCGGTAGCGGTCAATGAGGTAAGCAAGGCAAAACCCCAGTAATAGTATTGAATCCCTTTCATGTTCAGCGCCGAAACATTCGTCTTGCTGCTTGCTGGGATCTGCTCGAAGGTGAACGTGCGGGAGGTATAACCCGTATCGGACATATTGACGCTGACGGTTCCCGTACAACCCGAACTGAGGCAGGGCCGCGCGGTGTGCTCGTAACCGCCGAAGTCGTGAAGGTTATACGGACTGAGCCGTCCGCCGGTGGGTTTGTCCCGCGTCCAGTTCAAGGATGTATCCACGGGTAGGGTCAGTGCCGGGATATTGATCCCAAAATTCTGTTTTACATTGGCCGGCCAGTCGGTATCCGGATCGTGATAGGAACCTGAATCGACAGGTTTATAATAGGAAAACATATTGACCTTATCCGAACAACATAGCACTTTTATGTTCGACGAGGATTCGCCGAGCGCGCGTTGTACGTCAATAATGGGATCTGGTTTCTTTGGTAGTGCCATAGTTTTATTGATATGCTGTTACGCCGCCTGTAGCGACAAGGTTTCCGTTCACGCGCAACGCGCCGTTGTATACGTCGATGGTTATTCCGCCGATCACGAGTTTGGTGGCAGTGACGGTATTATTGGCTGTCAGATTCTGCGCATACAAATTTTGGTAAGCCTCAGAGCCTCCATTTAGTATGTGTAACCCTCCATCGCTCGCCATCCTGATACGAGTATAGCTGACACCCGGCAAGTGCCACAGCATTTGAGGCAAAATACCCGTACTGTTATTTCCTCGTGATTCTACAGTGCTCATCGAGACAATGGTACCGGCAGCGGTGATGTTCTTCGCAGCCCAATCAACGGTCGAGAGATTGGAGTTTCTCGCATCCCAAATTTTTACCCATCCTCCGTTCTGCAAGGTTCCAGAAGTCACCCGTTTATAGTGCAGCGTATTGTCATTGAACGGAACTGCCAGATCGGTATAATACCCGGCGCTGTTCCCGTGGTTAAAGCGCAGGATGTGCCACCATGCCGTCGTGGGTGTGTCGTTTGTTTTTGCTGCTGCTCCGGCAGTACCGTATATGTTAAAATAATTTATACCATTCCAGCCATAGGTCATCTCGCTATTCGAGTTTAGCCGGTTGTTCGTCACACTAAGCGACACGTTCGCCGAGCCGTCCATCGATACATTGCCAGAAGCCGAGCCGGTGAGGGTGAGGGTGCGCGCTGTCGCCCATTTGCTGGCCGATACCGCATTGGCAGTCTTTAGGAGATAGTTATCCGGATTGAAGCCTCCGGAATCCCAAATTTGTCTCCAAGTTCCCCAATTCACACCATCTCTTCCTCTTGTCCACCACTTTTCACCTGCATAGCAAAACTGTTTTCTGAAATCAGTGTTATTGCCGTAAGCAATAGTAAACCCGTTAGACCAACTATTTTGGACAGGTGAGTTTGTAGCATTATAAGCTCCGACGAAAAAGGCATTGTTCGGGGCATTATTCAAATCCGATAACTGAGCGGCGCTGAACCCGAACTTATTGTCCGGATTGAAGTTGCCGGAGTCCCAAACCGTCCTCCATGTTTTTGTTTCGCCGCCACGGTACATCATGGATTGGGTGTAATAGTCTTTCAGCTTGAGCTGAAAAATCACACCCCGAAAATCCTTCCCCTGCCAGATACAGGAGTATTCATGCCCCGGGAAATGCGCCTGTATATTCCCGGTGAAATCCAAGTCCGTAATGTTGTTTATTCCGCCATCTGGATAAGTATAACTTTTGATTTGGGCGAAAGACGAAGCGTGCAAATTATCCACCGTATCGGCATTGCCTCCGTTGGCCGGAAGTGCCGTAGGCCGGTCGGTAATATTGGCCCACAGGTGGGTATGTACCTTGTCCGCGTATGTGTTCGCCAGTTTGCCCGTCAAATAGGTTTTGTCGATGGCTCCGAGAAACGAAGCGGAGATCGTGAACGGATAACCGTCCGGGGTGATCGAGCCGGTCAGGGCCTGTTTGAGCAGGTCGTAATCCAATCCGCCGCCACCGCCGCCCGAAGATGGTCCGGTAGCATAAGCGCTGATGCCTGCAACGCTGAGAAAGTCCAGCTTTGCCGAAATCACCCGCACACCGTTTACCGTCTTAATTTCGAAGGCTTCATCCCAAACGGACTTATCCAGCTTGGACGAGGGATTGAAATTACCGGAATCGTAAATCATGTAGTTTTCAGCCACTCCGCCTGCCCCCCTGTATATTGAAGCCGGAGAGACCAAAATCAAACGTCTACTTCCTGTCCCGATAGCCGTAACATATCTTGCATTAGGTGTATCATATAACACACCGGCAATATTACCTCCATCGGAACCCCTTAGAGACCTGCCATTCGATCCAAAGGTGATATCCCCCGTCATCGTACCGCCGGAAAGTAGCAGGTAATTCCCCGGATTGAAGTTGCCCGAATGGTATATTATTCCGTCGTTGGTGCCATTGTACCTCCATTTCAGATCGTTGCCATGCCGAAAAAGCAGCCTCTCTGAATTATCCGCTGTTGCGCGAAAAGTTAACTGAGGGTATGCACCGCTATTCGCCAGGATGAACGAGCCGATAGTGATTACATTACCAGTTAGGGTGCCTCCGCTCAAAGCCAGCGCCCCGACTTCGGCGGCGGTATAGGTCGGCTTCGAGGCCGCTTTAGCCCACGGGTATACGTCAGAGGCCGGAAGGGACGCAGGTGCACCGAACACGTCCGCCCACCGGGTCGGGTAATACTCCGGTTTCCCGGTGATCTGATCCCACGACGAAGCCCCGGCAATGGACGAGACCGGCACGTTTACAAAATGCGTCCCGTTGTACTTGAGAATGTCCCCGGAGGCAAGATTAGTCACTGCTACGTCCACCAGATCGACCAACGCACCGGAAAACCCGCCGGAGAGGGTGCCGTCCGCATAGGCTGTGATGCCTTTGAGCCCGAGAATATCGTACTTGACTTTCAGCGCCGGTGTGCCGTCCACCGTGACCACTTCGAATACGGCATCCCATGTTGGCTTAGGTAGATAGTTGCCCGCTACAACGTCATCGGTAAACTGCGATAGCTTCGTAGGCCGACCTGTCACACTCGTCCATGTTGTAGGATATACGGTCGGTTTATCCGCGATATTCGCCCAATTCGTCGGGTAAACCGTAGGCTTACCGGAAAGGTTGGCCCAGGTCAGATAACTTGAAATATCGCTTGCCTTGAGGTAACTGTTTGCGGTCAGGTATTGTGCAAGGGCCGCAGTATCGAGACCGACCAGATCGGCGAGCGGCTTTGCAGACCAATGTGTAGTCCCGGCTAGTTGTACCATCACCCGGTCGGCGGTAGGTACCTCGTCGGCCCACTGCCCGACGTTGACCAACTCTCCGAGGGAACCGGATGCACTGCCGCCGGAGGTGGAACCCAGACCGTAAGCGCTGATGCCTTTGAGGCCCACGACATCATATGGGGAACGCACAAACCATACATCCGGATTGGTTTTATTTGGCGTGGTGTCTTTAGACTGATCCAATATCCACATATTAGCAAGTTTCGCAAGACCTTCGGTTATTTGGTTTTGCGTTCTTGCATATAGATTTTGAACCGTCTGAGCTACATTGTTGTACGCCTGAATGATCTCAATTGTACTCGAAGCATTTACGACCTCTGTTTCTACGCTGGATATTTTACCTTGCGGGATGCTTTCTCCGACACTAATATCCACTTTGGATGGATATTCCAAAGGGTATTCAATTGATAAAATCCGAGATTGCAATATTCCTGTTCCGTGATTGAGAGTAATCTTCCGACCGACATTGACCGATGTATTATTTTCAGCAAATGTAACGGGATTGGATTTGAAACTATAGGTATTGTTGTCGCTCAGTAGCTTCTTCTCGATGTAATCATCCAACGCCGCTTCCAACCTGTTTTCAGCTGAAGTCACATATTCGTCCGGCATTACGATATTGAACAGAACGACTACATCATTGTCTTGTGGCAATAATGTTTCATTCGGAAGCTTAATCGCGCCGTCTTGGTTGACAATTATTTCATATTCTGAGGTGTCTTTGTGATATGCCAGCTCGAACTCCCGTCCTTGTAGGTGGCCTGTTAAGAAGTGGACTTTAAGCGTCAGCCCTTCAATAATCAAATCTTCTGAAAATGCTATTCCTGCAATTTTGAAGAAATATACGGGCATTGAAGCATAAATCGGATTTCCGTTCTCGTCCTTTCCAACCTCTGTAGTCGAGTCAACGCTAACTTTCACTCTCACATCCGAAATCGCAAAATCAGAAGAGGGGTATATATCATCGAATATCACGGTTTTTTCGATGATTTCCTCCGGGGACAAATTCGGTTTGATATCTTTATATCCGTTCGGGTATTTACCTGCCGGAAGCGTTAGCCGCTTTTCAACCAAAGCATTCGTTGTGCCGCTGTTTTGATAATCCTGAGTAATGTTTCGCGTCGATCCGAAAGCATAGATGCGTGTTGCATATTCAGATGAACGTTGCACACTCGGAACACCTATATTTTGGCCATAGGTCAAAGCCAACGCATCGCCATGCTCGCAGCGGGATAAATGTATCACAATACCTTCAATCCACCATTCCGTCTCAAAAGCATCGGCAACCATCGACAAAGCTTCAAGGACAGTCGTATTGTTGAATTGCAGGTCTTTTGTAGCTGTCAGGCTGGAATCGTAAGAAAAAGTGTAAGTTTTCCCCGTTGCCCGTGAAATGTTCTCCACGATTATTTGCAAAAACAAGTCAGGAGTAGCCGTCATTGACCAACTTGTCTCGTTTTTCTGGGAGAATTCGTTGATGTAAAAATAGGTAATACCTTCCCATCGCATCCAATCGGCTTTGAATTGGATGCTGTATTTATACCCGCCATCTATGATATCCGGGGTAACGGGATTGGTGACGGTATACCTGCTCCCGTTGTACTCTACATAGGCTCCAATAGGAATATCTATTACCGTGACCTCATTAAACACCAATTCGATGTATTCAGAGGACATCAATTCATGATGAAATACCGCATCTTTGGTTACAGGAGCGGCATACAATAAGGAACCGTCTATGTTCTTAATATTGATCATTACAAGTTGCTTCTGTTGGTCGGATTAGGTTCTCTGAATTTTACTGCGATTTCACAGGCATGAAGCCGATAGTTGCCGAATTTGGTTACACTCGAATACAACAATCGGAATGTTTGATTTAAATCTTCAACAAACAGCGAGACTTGTCCGGTGTATAACTCGGAGAGAAAAGCATTATACCGGGATATATATTCGGCCTGACTACTGCCAGTAATGATAAAATTCAGTGTTACCTCCTTTTCATCCTGCCTGGGATTGCTAATAAAAACGTCAGTCCCATCTTTCGATCTGTCCTTATTCTCTAGAAAAGACTTTAAGGAGGCAGGTGTCATTAATTCCGCGTAAGCTCCACTTAACATTGTAGCCCCGAATTGAGAAAGGGGTTTGCCGTTAATTGTGTCCATATCAAAGTTTTTCGTTCATAATTTTCACCATCTTACCGAGCTTATTGTCCATCTCTTCGAGGTGTGAAGTGTGGCCTTTAATGATTGCAACATTTCCATTGAGTTGAATAGCTACATCGCGAATGTTGATAGTCTCGTTCAGTTGCTGGCCACCTTGAAGCAAAATAGAGTTAACAGTATCGCGTATATTGGCCGTGTATTCCTGGATAGCTGTAAACCTGCCGTTAAGCTCCTCGCCTGTCTCTTGTGACATAGTCTGAAAACCTTTTGAGGATGCATCTTGACCTGAATCATCTTCATTCTTCAAATATTTGTCGGCCCAAGAGTATTTGCCATCCAGTTGACTCCCAATATCACCTACCATCTGATTGATAATCTCTTCTTCAGATGGAGTTATAATTTTGTCAGTCCAAAAGGTTTCGAGCATGTCCCGCACCTTTTGCATCGGGGCGGCAATATCCATTTTCATAGCCTCGACGATCATCTGTTTAATCATGTTCTTCACAAAATCCTTCGAGGCTGCGGCCCGGTCTTCACCAGACGCCCACGCTTCAGCGTAAGCATCCGCAAAATCACTGATTGCCGATTGAACGTCAGAACCGAATATCGCATCTTGAGCTTTTGCAATGCCATCTTCGATAGAGTTGTTGATCTCATCGATTTGATCCTGCCACTGTTTTATCTGGTCATGATCCGTTTTCTTTTTGCTTTGTTCTTCGCGGATTTGTTGTTGAATAAGTATTTTTTGCTGCTGGAGCATCTTATTCTGATCCTCGATCAACTCTTTGGCATCACTGGAATAGGCTTTATTTATAGCCCGATCTAACTCTTCATATGATTTTTGAAGCGCATCTACTTGGTCTTGCAGTCTTTCGATACGTTTTTGGGCACGCCTGTCCTTACCGTTAAATATGCCGCCGATCAGAGAGGATATACCTCCAATGATGCCGGTAACAACAGAAAAAGGTCTGGTTACATCAATAGATGCTATTGAATTGAAGGCGCTCACAACTCCATCTAGTTCGGCGCTCTCAATTCCGAACTGCCCGAGAAGATCGGAGGTCGCACCAAGTGCCTGTCCCATTTCGCCAATGGTGCTAACAACACTTTGCCATGCTTGTTGTTTCTTTCGGATAGCCTCTAAACTGGCCTGATCTGCGTTTTCCTTATCGGCTTTGTCCTGCGTTTCATTGTATTTGTTTTGCAGTCCAATAGCTTTCTCTTGAGCGGTCTTGTAATCTTTGAAACTGTGGACGATAGCAGAAAAAGGATTTTTAGTTATCGCTTTCTCTTGTGCTTGCTCAAGCTGATCGGTAACTGCCTTAAAGTTAATCGGATCTAGGTCGGCATTTTTGAGCTGTGCATTGATGTTATCTATGATCCGATAAATCTCTTTACTCGAAAGTGCATCGAGATTCTGGAACAAGTTGATCCAGTCGTCGGTTTTCATCAACTCGTCGGCTTTAACCGTGCCTATATCCTGTTGTTCCTGTTTGTCGATTTGAGGGATCAGGTCGGTGCGATTGTTTTCGGTCGCTTTTGCACGGGCTGCAGCCGCCTCTTTCTGAATCTTGGTAATCTTATCCTCGGCAGAGCCATATTTGTTGACCACAGCCTCTAAATTGTCGGCAATCTCGTTTTGATTTATCATGCCGAACCATTCTTTAGCTTTCTCCTGAGAAATACTTCCACCGTCAAGAAGACGGGTTACTGTATCCCGTAATTCCTGGTATTTTTCCTTGATTCCTCTAGACTCTCGATCAATTTCAGACAGACTGCTATCGGTGATTTGTTTGTAGACATCATCGAGTTGTTTGGCATACTTTAATTCAGCAGCAATGCGCTGGTTATCCGTTGCGTTATTTGTGTTTTTAAGCTGTTCCGTAAAACTTTTTTCCTGCTCTTCAGAAAGCGGCTTGCCTCCATTCTTAGCAATTAAATCCTGGCGGGATTTCTCGATCTGCTGAACGGCTTTTTCGTTGTTCAATTCGATCTGCTGTAATTCCTTTTCCTTTCCCTCTGCAAGAATATCAATACGGGATTGTTGCAAGGCCAGATCATTGGCAAGGATAGCGTCGGAAAGTTCCTTTTGTGATTTTGTGGTTGCTTTTATAGTTTTATCATCAACCCCTGCAAGCTTCTTAGCTGCATCTAAAGCTTTTTTTGCGTTATCAGTTGCATTCTGCTTTTCCTTAACAACAGATATATCACTTCCGTCTCGACGAGCCTTATCTAAAGCTGTCTTTGCATCAGAATATGCCTTTTGGGCATCCTCAAGATTTTCCGTTACGTTAATAATTGTTTTACCTGTGGAGTCTTCGACATCTAGACTGCTTGCAACAATTTCATCATTGAGTTCCCGGATCGTGGCGGCGGTCTTCAGGTACGCATCCATGCGGATCTTCTTCTTCTCCTCGGGCGTATACTCCCTGCGGGTGGTATGAACGTTCGATGGGCCTCCGTATATACCCGCCGAGGTAGTGCCCGTTCCCGCACTGATAGTCTTCTCGGCCTCATTCATGTCCTTGCGCTGTTGCCGGTAGGCTTCTTCCAGCTCATCGCGGGCAGCCCGGAGCTTTACGGACTTCTCGAATGCCTTGATGTAGTTTTTGATGGCTTCGGTATTGTTATTGATCAGCTTTCCCTCCGAGGTCAGGCTGGCATGGTAGTCGGGAACGATCCCTTTCAGTTCGTCGAGCGCCCTTTTCCTTTCGGAATAGGCCGCGTTGGAGTTGTTTACAATATCTTGTAAAGCTTTAATTTTGGCAGTTTCGGCATCTGCCTCGTCTGAGGCCTTCTTGCTTGCACGCGCCAATCCGAGCGTATTTTCTACGGCCTCATTCGTGCCCTTGGCATATCTGTAAATAGCTGTTCCCAGTCCTACCAACAGGCTTAAAGCCAGCATAAGGGGATTGGATTTTACCGCTAAGTTGAACAAAGCCTGCGCATCGGCAGCCGATCGGATCGCTTTTGCCAATTGAAAGAAGGTTTTAACCGCCGACATCGTCACCGAGGCCTTTTGTAAAGCCGCAGTCACAATCAGCGCCGCTTTATATGTCCCGTATGTAGCAACTAGCGGAATGAGAATGTTGAGCACCTTCTCATAGTTCTCGACTAGCGAAATAGTGCCTTGCAGTACACCTGCAATTACTCCTTCGGAAGACTGGCCGATATCATTGAACATCGTATCGATTGCGTCTCCGAGATTCGAGATTTGACCACTAATCGTCTTGGATTGCTCTTGCATTAGGTTATGGAACTGACCGCCTTCGTTGGTCATATTTTCGATAACCTTGCGCACATCCTCGAAGCCTATTTTACCTACCGAAACCATCGCATTGATCTCTTCGGTGGTCTTGCCGTACATTTTTGCCATCTCCTGCAGCATAGGAATACCAGAGCCCGTGAACTGGAGCATATCCCGTGCATACACCCGTCCTTGCACGGCGGTCGTGCCGTACAAATAAGTGAGGCGCTCCAATGGTAATCCCAGTCCCGCCGCTACATTGCCCAGACGGGTCAACGTATCGGTAATGTCCTCTGCCGCGAATCCGTATGCGAGAAGCTGACGAGCTCCGGAGGCCACGCCTTGCAAGTCGAAAGGCGTTTTTGCCGCCAGATCGACCATCTGTGACATCAGGGCATCCGCTTTCTCTTTGCTCTGGAGTAAGGTGGTGAAAGCTACCTCTAATTGCTGAAATTCCCCTCGGGTTTGTGCGATCTGTTTTACCAGGCCGGCAAGAGCGGCGGCAACGCCGACTTTACCCATCGTCATCCCGAATCGGTGCATAGCGGCATCCATCCTGTCTGCATCAGTAACCATGCTTGAGGTTGTGGATTTTGCAACTTGCTGAAGCTCCCGGAATTTCCGGATCGCCTCGTCATTATCTATAACTACGGTAAGGTTTATCATAATACGGCAACGGTGTTATCCTTATTGATTGTAACATCTAAACCACTGACATTGACAATATGCAATACGGCGTAATTAGATGCGTTGATAATGGCCTTGGCTCCGTGCATCAGGATGATCGTATGAACATATTCAACACCCGATGCTTCGATAGTAGCCGAGGTATCTCCGATCAGACAAATATGTTTTCTTTCCGGAAGGTCGATTGTCCCGCAATCGATATAAATACCCTTTCTTTCAATGTCGTTTTTAATCTGCCTGAATATCTCAAGGGATGGGAAGTTGTGTTTTTTACAGAACTCCTGTCCCTGCGGGGAGAAAAACAGCGTGGTTAACGAACGATAGTCATTGGCCTCGTCTATCTGTTTGCAAGCACCGAGTGCTGATGCTGATTTTATAATTTCGTCGAGCATGTTTTATCTTCCTCCTGTCATTTTGAGTAGAACATCCATTGATTTAGGGTCATTCATATCCATGATTTCGGGTACATTACTATTTTGTTGGCTATATCCCGATCTGTCCTTGTAATCCGTTCTGAGGGCGTCGGCAATCATAAGCTGTATGTTGGCCCATGAAACGCCCCACAGGATATATTCGAGCGTCCAATGATAGCGACTTATGAAAGCGTCGATTTGTCCCCAGATACTTCGTCCCCCGTAGTGGCTATCCTCTCCGTCTTCATCTCTGGGGAAATCGTTACCTGAAGCGTTTTTACCGAGCGAATAGCCTTCATAAAATCCGCACAATAGGATTGAAAAACTATAGAATACAAAATATTGGTAAGCGCTGCAGGCTGCATAGTCGGGGAATTGAGGAGCAATTCCGTCCTCTCTGTCAGTCTCTCATCGATCTCCTGCTTGGTTCTAAGGGTTGCGATGGCTATTATTTCCGCTACCTCGTGTGGTTTCTCCGCACAAATACGCCACATTTTTTGCACTTCGTTTTCCGTTTCATCGGACAAGGATAGGTCTATGTCTAACAAACGACGACTGATCATTGCCAACCGGCCCAATTGGAGGGGATGGAGGTATAGTGTCTCTTTCTTGCCATCCAATCCCTCTATTTCAAAAGATTCTGGCTTTTCCGCAAGAATGTCGTATGCCCGTTTATCGGTTGCTGAGGTCTTGTTTTTCATATGCGCTAAATTTGTTCCCGCCCCGTTCTCGCTACGTGATGCAAGTCGTTAACTTCCCGGCGGGATGGAGGGCACAGCTATTCAGTCACCGTGTACTCAGGCGTTGCGATGGGGCTCCATGCGACACCGCCTTCTGCGGGGGCAAGTACTTCGGCAGAAACGGCGATCTGAAGCGGATCGCTCGTATTCAATCCCCCTGTCAGGGTGGCTGTGTACTTCAGGCGCGCGAAAGCGAGAGAGCCACCCGATTTGGAGTCGAACACGAATGATTTCTCTCCCTCATACAGTTCCCCTTTGGCAGCCTCGGTCGTGCCGAAATAGAACTCCATCGTGGCGTCGTCGAAGTCGGCGATGTTCCAGGTGATTTCCTTTGAACCCGAGGTTACGTCGCGCAGCGAAAAGAAAGGATCGGTCTCGCCTTCGCGATGAAACTTATTACTCGTGGGGTTCGAGAAGTTGAACGTTACACCGCCATTATAAGGCTGCGTAATTTTAGTTAATGCCTTCAAGAGCGCAGTCGCTCCTGCATCTTTTACGCCTTTAGGCAGCGGTGCTCCTGCATGGCAGGAATTAAGACCTACAAGTTGCATGATCTAATGTTTTTTAAGTTTGACTTTAATGTTTGAAAAAGTGTAGGAAATATTCTCCTCACTAACGATAGTCTCATCGCTCACGTCGAAAAACCAGCGTTCCGCGATGGGATAATTTGCCAGCGAATCAAAAGCGATACGCGTTAATTCATTCAGCCGGTTGCGATCAGGATAGCGCTGTTTCTCCGTGTTGATCGTCGGCGTATTGTCCGGCACGTAAAGATTCACGTTTACCGTAACAACCTGTGAAGTACCGATAACGTTCGACAAAGAGGTCATAACGATAAATTCTCCTGTCGGATTGTTCGGATAATGATCGGCATACATGATCGGTACAGCTTCATGTAACGGCGAATCGAGGATGCGATCCCAAATGAACTTGAATATTTCTGTCGATGTCAGATTCATAATTTGTTGCTTTTTAAAAATCTCGCGAATTCGGCCTTGAGTGTTTCAGCGTTGGATTCCACCCAGTCCCCTGATCCTTCTATCACATCGAATCCTTTTGCCTCGACACACCTCGCGTATTCAATACCTGTTCCCCATACGAGATAGGTTTTATAACCTTTTCGTTCTTTCGCTACATCAAGCAGGTGTTCGCGAGTTTTCCGTTGGGGTGCGCTGTTACCGCAACCATCCTTTACGACTTTCCCGGACTGAATGACTATATAACCTATGGAATTACGTAAGTTGCCGGTTCGGTCGGCGTATGATCCGTGTTCGCGAGCGTATTTTACAACTCGCTCTCCGAGCGATTCGAGCCAAATAATAGCCTTGCGGTCATACTCTTCCTGCAATTGACGAAAATATCGGTCGAGGTCTTGGGGATTTGTCCATTTCAGAGCCATAGCCGCACGTCTTCATTCCGTTGTCCGCTTTTGCTGAATCCCTGTACAGTATACAGTGCGGCATTCGTATTTTTCGGGTTATCGCCGACTTGAGGTGTACAGTCAAAAACATTGAAACCACGATTGTCCAAGACGCGAACTTTCGTTCCAATTGGGATGGGTTGTGTATTGGCAGGCATCGTAACCTCGAATGAGTAGAGGAAAGAATCTCCGTTTTGCCCTTTAATCTGCCTCGCCTGTCCGTTTTGCCGGACATTGCACTTCCCGACGATATGCCACTGGTGGACACCTGCAGTCCACGAGCCATCGGGATTCAGCGTAGCATCTTCCTCGTGCCAAATTTCAAGAATATAAGGGAACCGGATCACAGAAAAGTAATCTGAGGTTTAGAATTGAACTCGTCGGCAATATCGGTAAAACCGTTACCTTGCGCGATTTGATAAATGCGCGTTTTCAGTCCGTTTACGTCATAAGAAAGACTGTATCCTCCGTTGTTTTCGCCGGACAAGGCGATCAGGTTGCGCAGAATCGAAATAACCGTCATTGCAACCTCAGTTTTTTGCTTGGGAGAATATACATCGTCACGCTCCAATCCGTTGTCGATACACGATACCTCGATCAGGTTATCATCCACGCTGTAAGGGTACAGTTTCGCCGATATTGCCTCGTAGTTCGTCATGAATTACGCATTCATCGTTGAGAGGTCGAGAATGGCGATCTTGTTCGGAGCGGTAAAGTTGGGAATCCACTCAGCACCGTACTCCATAAACCGCCCCTCTTCGGTGCGCCAGTTCGAAGTCCACATACCGCCTTCCAGACGGGTGTACGCCTTATTGGGGATAGGATCGGCGATTTCATAAGGCTCATGCCACATCATCTTGCCGATCTTGTCCTGCGGAAGCAGTGTAATGCGGTCGTCTTGGAATACAGGTTTGCTCGTACCGCCCGGCAAAGCTACCATATCGTCAATAATGCGTACCGGCGGCAACCCAATCCCTCCAAAAACCTGATTAGTCATCGCATCGGTAATAAGCCCTCCGGCCAATGCCATCTGCGCCCCGCTGAAAATCATCTTGTAGGTGTTCGTAAATTCGCTCGAACCCACGATGTTCTTGTTGAACGTGGAGCGCGACATCTCCATCACGGAGAAGCGACCCATCGTCGGGCGCAATGCCTCTATCTGTTTCTTGAGGTAGGAAATAAAATTACTCTTGTCGCTGGCGGCCGGAGTAATCTTCTTGACAGGAAGTTCCATGTCGAGCAGCGCGATACCCTGCGGGTTGTCCGCGAGGGTAACCGAGGCTTTGCCATTGGAACGCAGATCGCCCACGACAATATCCATGCGCTTGTGGGGTGCAAGTCGGATTTGACGCACGTCGTCCACGATGTAGTCGATAATGGCATTCATGGCCGATGCCTGATCTGCCGAGCGGGCCGAATTAAACTTGTCGATGAGCGACTTGATCATATCCAGACGGTCGTTGTCCATCTGATAACGGTCGCCCAGATAGGCCACTTCTCCATAACCGCTGCCGAGTGATTTACGCTCACGCAGGGGTTTGTTGGAGTTGCGGTCGATAACCGAGCCTGCCGTTACCCCCGTAACGGTTCCGAGATATGTTTTGAAAACACGGGATTTGGTCTCCTCGAAGTCGAGATACCGTTTCCAGAAGATTTCATCCTGCTGTGTCGCCACCGAACGGTCGATTACGGCCTTGACGACATTGGGATCGTTGAATAAAACTTCAAGTGTTAATTTCATTGTCGTCTTGTTTTAGATGGTGAAAAGGAATCGAGACGTAAGGGTCTCCTTGTCTTTGGCTGAAATCGGGGCGTATAGTTTCGACTCCTGCACCTCGTAAGCCTGAGCGATTGCGGTCACCGTAGCACCGCTTTCGGCTTTGGTAACGGCATAATTGAGGAAGTTCGCCGTCTTTTTTGGTGTCGTACCCGCAACAGAGGAAGCCTCGAAGAGGATAGCGTCTTTTTCTGCTGCGAGGGTCGCACTCATAGTGAGTTCGTCATAATTAGCGTTGGAGGTACTGATGCTCGATACCGTAGCGCCATTTGTTCCATCTCCCAGGTGCATACCCACATAAGCGAGCGATCCTTTGGCAATCTTGATCTTGGTTCCGGTAGTAACTTTCTCGATTACTTTAACATTCTTCACCGCTACGGCCTTGCGTGTCTTGAAATCGACATACAGCGGCGCAAGCGGCATCAGCATCGTTCCAGAGGGCACATTTGCGTCCTCGAAATTGAAACCTCCGGACAGACGGTAAACCGTGTCGAACCGGCACAGTTCTTTCAGCATATCCATCGGGTTCAGGTCATACTTAAATCCTGCTGGCATTTTTACTTGTTTTGAGATTTAACAATCTGTTCTGTGCCCGTGTTGATCAGTTTGGCGATTTCATTTCCGTTGTCGGTCATACCGCCGCCCTGTGCGGGCGGTTCGGAAAACTCAAAGCCTGCGTCTGCCATCTCCTGTTTCACGCTTTTGAAATACTCGTCGAGATTGACATCCTGAGCGATGCTGAATTTGGCAGCGAATTTTTCGGGAATTCCGTACTCTTTAGCTTTCGATGCGATGGCAGCGGCTCGTTGCACCTCCTGCTGTTCCTGTTGGGCTGCAGCAGCCATCTCCTCACGGAGCGCCTTTAGCATATCGGCTTTAAGTGCCTCGGCATCGAAAGGCTTTGCGGGTTCGTTATTTGTCTGCCCGTCCCCGGTGGCAGGTTGCCCGATAGGCTTTCCGTCCTTTATGTTATGCTTCTTCTCATAATTGCTTACGGCTTTAACTGAAGCATCCCCGGCACGGAAATCGCCGTAGCTTGTCAACACGTCCTGAAACCCGATCCCCTCCATAATGGTAGGTAACTGTGCTTCGTCCGTCACACCCTCGGCCTTCTTCGTTGCGATTCGGTCGAGGATCGCATCATCAACCCCTTGGAATTTGGTTTTGAGCAATGCCAAAAGTTTTTCTTTCATAATTTTCGATTGAAATAAAAAGCGCCAACCTCCCCGTAAGGAAATTGGCGCTCGGTGGCACTCTGTAAATCGTTATTTTAAATCCGATATGTGGCTAGGTGGCCGCATTTGGGACACTTTATCTGTACTACTCCTTGCATTTCAGCGAGTTTTCGCCCGCACTTTTTGCACCGGATTTCGTGCAGTACTGCTATTTTCACACTCCGTTCTTTCATCTCGAATCCAGATGTTCCCGTCGTTTCGATAGAACAGCCATAACTCAATGCAAATATTGGGGCGGGTACGTGTATATCCAAATATTTTCGCTGTTATTTTTAATTTTTATTCTCAATTGTACCGTTTTTCTCTTCTTCTGCGATCTGTTCGATCTCATCTTTGTAGTCGTCTACCAGTCCGGCCATCATTACACCGGTTTTAAGGGATGCTACCGGCTTTCCGCAAGCATCTGAAGCGTTCTTGATCTTCTCTGCTAAATCATTAATGGAAAACGGCTGTATCTCCGTTTCAATGTCTATGGTTTGGGCAGCTTTTAGGTATTCTGCATTGAGCGACCCCACAGCGGATGCGAGGAAATTATACCGTCGCTGAATATGCTCACCGATTACCTCCGCGTGATTGTCGACAGCGAGATTTGTCCCCATAAACAGAAATTGAAACGCCTTGCCGGACGGAACTTCACCCAATCCCTTGAGTGCTTCCAGAGAGAGTTGCGGCGTGTTGGTGAGCTGATAGGCTTTATTCCATAGACCGTCCAGCTCCAACCGCACGGCATCGCTTGATTGATCCCAATTGAGATAATATACCTTACCGTTGTTGGTGACTTTGATAAGCCTGTTTTTGCCCGACTGCTGCGGTGTTCCCTGTATATCGCCTTCAAGGATCAGATACGGAAAGAAGCAGCGGTCGATACAATCAGCGAAATTCGACATCAACCGTTCCAATCTCTCTCGGATCGGTTTAATGTTGTGGCACAACGACTGAGGCCGCCAGGAGTAAATCGTCGGGTTCTTCTCAAAGTTGTGTCTAAATTCGCTGACTTTTACCCAATCGGAATCCATCTTCCATTTATACACTTTTTGATCGGTGACGGTCATAAAATAAATCGTCTCCGTACCGTCGATGTCTTTTATCCGGTATTCCCGGCTCAAAGCGAGATAATCGCCCTTTTCATCGAAAAACGGATATAGCTTATCTCCCCGAAATGGCGACCAAATGGCACAACGGAGTTTATACTGCGGCATGTGACCGTGTCCGAGCATACTTTTCACCTGAGCAAGGATTTTGCGCCAAAAACTATCATCCTTGACGACATACCAATACTCGGCAACTTCGGTTTCGGACAACCAAGAGCGGACAATACGCTTATTATTGTAGCGCATCTTGTTTTTTCGGCAAACACTATTGATGACGGACAATAGCTCCTGTTCTTGGTCGTTGTTTGGTTTGCAATTTACTTTCGGGTCATTTCCTACAGTCCAGGCGGTATGAATGTTTGTAATGTCCTGTTCCAAAGGAAGCATAATCCGGTTAGTAGGATTGATATCGTCCTTCTTATACCGAGCCGGAATATCTTTGCCTGTTATGGGGTCCTGTTTGGCTTCTTCGGCAATCACTTTACTATCGGGCCGGATATTCTCATCCATCACCTCGTGGAGGTCGGGGTTCCAGTCCTTGTACAAGGAATCTACATCAGGCGAGGGCGTGCGCCGGTACTTGAGATAAAATATCTTTTCCGCCTCTGTTGGTAATGCAAATATCTCCTCTAATGTTTTCATGACTTAAAAATATCCTTCGTAGTTTTTTACTTGTCGGACTTTCCCGAGGATCATCCCCAATATATAATAGCGCACTGCATCGATAAGATGGTCGGCCTGCCCGTCTGCCGGTTGATTGACCGGCCTTCCATCTTTATCTTTATCCCAGACGTAATTTCTAAATTCCATCAACATATTGTAAGATCGCTCGGTTATGTATATTTCCATTTCGAGCATCTTTTCGATGCCGGCAATAATAGACCCACTGCCTTTCTCTACCGGATATATCTTGATTCCGGCATTACTTATCTCGTCGATCAATCGGGGATCTGCCGATTCGGACATTACTTTCAGATCGTTATAAGGTTTCAACTCTGAAATAATATCTTTTGTCAGCATATGGGTTTTATAGCATACTTCGTCAATATATAAAGCATTGCCAATCACTCCGCATTTTACAATGGCGGTCGGATCGTTAGAGTATCCGAAATCCTGCCCCAAGGCAACCTTCTCACACCAAGCCGGAAACTCCTTAATCGGATTGATCTTTTTGAAGATCGCCCCTTCCGCTACATCCACCCAGCGGCCGATTACCACGTGTGCATATTTGTCTGGATTTTCAATCTTCATACGCTCAACCTCTCGAATAAATTCATCGCTGAGGTTGTCCGTGTTGTCAAAATATGATGTATGAATATGAAGTACATTCGAATGCGTGCTTATCTGAACGTCCACGCCATCAATCTTAATAGTCTTGTGGGTCTTTTCGATATATTTCTTGTAGATGAAATGGTTTGAATCCGTTGGGTTCATAATGATGACAACCCTATTTTGGATGTTCTTTTGGCGGATTGAAAGAACCAATTTATCAAAGTCAACTTCACTCGTCCACTCTTCGGCTTCATCGCATACGAAAGTCGTGATACCCTGGATTGATTTAAGTTTTGCGGTCTGATTCCCTGAGGAAGTTTTGATGCCCCGGAATAAAACCTTGCTTCCAGAGATTACATTTTCAACGTCAGTCTTTGTTATGTGAAAGAATTCCCCTGTACCATCCGCTTCGATTTTCTCGACAAATTCGGGGATAATCGATACCGCCGCTGAAGTCATGGTATAGCGACAAAACAGGATAACATGTCCCTCTTCGAATGTCAGACGCTCGACAAATGCGCCTGCGTTGAAAGATTTTCCGCTACCTCGTCCTCCTGTAATCAAGATGATGAAGTGCTCGGTATCTTCATACAAGGGAAGATATGCATCTTGCGGTTCGATCATTTTTTCTTCAACCTATCCTTTACCCATTCTTTGATATCGATGGAACCCTTCATGTTTACATTAGCATCCACCTCTTGGCGTTCCACGTATCCGCGCTTTTTCCCCCTCGTTTTAAGGGTGAATATGATTGACGTCTCGGATGGGCGTTCTTTCCATCCATCGAACACCTTGTTCCCATTCTCGTCTGTGATAATATTTGGAACGCCAGCCACAAGCTTTCGGAGGTTGCTCTCGGCGAGATCTATAAACCGCTCGCGGGAATCTTCGAATGCCTCTGCGAAACCCTCGTCGCTCTTACACCAATTATAGACCGTCGCCCTCGATACATTCAGGTTGGCGGCGATCTCGGATAACACGCCGCCACACGCATTGGCAACCTGCTCAAATATCTCCAACGCCGGTTTTTTATCCCTCCCTTTCATTTTTTATACTGTCCAATGTGTTAAGCCTACTCCACACGTTCGATCATATCTGCGAACTGCTCGCCGGGAATAACCTTATCGTCTGCCTGAAAGCCAAAACGAAGCATAAAGGATGACTTTGCTCTATATGATTTGAATTGAATCATCGCGAATGATTCTATTTCCTCTACATTTTGTTCCGCCTGCTGTCTTATTTGCGCCTTCATCTCTTTTACCGCGTCCTTGCGCTCCTGCATTGGTCGCTGAAGCTCTGCGAAGTCGTCCACCACGGATATGAGTCCCGAATTAACCTCTTCTTGGAGTATGGATATACCGAAGATGTTCATATCAGCTTCAGAAAGCCCTGCTGATAGATAGTCTATTTCAGGTACGAGTATTTTCATCTTCTCCATATCGAATTCACCCATAGCCGATGGTGAGTTCATGAAGATGTTCTGCTCGCGTTCGGTCTTGTCGTCCAGATCAACAGATTCTACCTTGATGTCGTAGTCTTTTTCAGGCGATCCGTCGTACTCATTCATAATATCAAGTGTCTGTACGCGCTTATGCCCGGACACAAGAAAGGATGATCGCTTATTCCACACAATACCTCCCAAATATCCGACGGCTTTAAAGTTCTTCTTGAGCTTCTTGATTACGCTGGGGTCTTCTTTGCGGGGGTTGTACGGTGCAAAGTTTATCTGCGAGCGTTTAATTACTATCGTCTCGCTCTGCTTGTATTCGTTTTTCTTCGTCATATTTCAAGAGTATGTTTCTAGATAATGGGAATACGGAATATATCTTCTCAAGGTCTTGGGGGTAGTGTGTGCGTAGGTATGAAAAACATTTAGCATCAAACCATAGCCCATTCCCAGCCTCCTTGGTATAACTTATAGGCTCTGGCAGTCTACGTGTCTTGATGTACGCTAATACATCAGCTTTTTTCCATTGAGAAAGAGGATATACCTTATTGGTGTTGCTTATCGCTTCATTTTCATAGCCTCGAAGCATCAGTCGTCGATGAAGTCCGTCGGCTTGCTTCATGCCGTAGAATGTGTAGTCTATACCTGTATTGAAGCGTACGAGATCGTCAATATCTTTGAGATTTTTTATTTTTACCTGAGTGTTTGCGACGCAGAAATGCCCAATTCGAAGCGCCCTTGATAAATTCCAGTGGGGCACTTGCATTATCTTAATATTGGTGTACCTCGATTTTGCGGCTTGAAGATAGTTGTCTATGTGGTCTAACCCCTTCACGAAGTACATAAACACGCATACGATCTCTTTGAAATGAGGGGCCATAAGGTCTAATAGCACCTCTGAATCTTTGCCACACGAATAAAAAAGGATCGCCCTGTCCGTTTTTTGGCGGACAAGGCTAATCACTTCGTTTGCGTGGTCTATCGGGGTCATGGTTATTTTGCCCCGAACAGTCGGTTGTAATCGCGCTGCTGCTGGTTGCGAGACTGAATTCGACCACTTCGTCCACGTCGGCTACCGATTGAGCCGATTCCTAAACTTCGATTAATTTGATTAGTGAAGCAATGAATTTAAAAGTTAACAATTGGTTTTATTAAGCACCTTACCGAGTTGATACTCAATTGCAGCCATGCAATAGGTTCTGCCGTCCGTGTATTCATAAGTAATGGCATCTCCATTATCGTCTTCAATCGTGAAATGCTCGAACCCTTTAATCTCGACAAGAGCACCGGGACGATTCGTTTCATAGCCAGCCCAGAACTGAATTGCATCATACTGATGATACATAAAGTCAATCGGCACATTGGATTCACCCCCGAACACATCATCAGGTATATCAATACCGCGCTTGTAAATCTCGCCAGTTGCACAATTCTTATAGTAGAAGTACTTGTGTGAGCTGTTCGGCCTTATCTCGCGTTCTTCTGTTGTTTTTTCACCCGACAGAATTTCGTCGAGCCATTTCTTTTTAATGATGAGTGTCAATACATTCATAACGATATTTTTAGATTCTGTAGCGGGGACAAGATTCGAACTTGTGATCTGCTGGGACACTAACCCGCCGTGTTACCGTTACACTACCCCGCATGTTATAGTGCAAAGATTTAGGTGGGTACGTGATAAAACAAATATTTTTACTGAAAATACGAATTATTTTTTGACAACCACACCGCCCGCAAATGACGAGACGGTGCGGTGTGAAAATTTCAGGCATTCACGATCTTCACCAGATTAAACCGCTTGAAAGACCTGAACCCCTCTTGCTCGCAGTCATAATAAGTGAAGCACATTTCGTTTTCTTTGCGCTCAGAGCCTTTAATCTTGTCTTCGATAACAGACCTTTGAAGCGTGCCGAATGCCTGACGAAGTTCGCCGGTACTCGACTTGACGTAGAAGAACTCGACAATTCTATTTTGCATCATCTTTCTTAGCTTGAAATTGGCCCATGCCCGGCGAAGGCACTCATCGAAGGCCCGGCCCGTAATTTTCAACATTCGCCATGCGAGGCGCATGATCTCGCGTAAATCGGTTGTTTTCATGGTTGCAAGTTTTAAAAGTTAGCTTTCAGTTTGAGAAGGCGCAGCACTTCTTTCAGTTCGCTGTCCGTGTATTTTTCGGCTATTTCTCTAGTGATGCCATTCGTGTTCATCGCGATCTCAATAGCCCGTTCTTTTGATATTTTGATGATTTTTCGCTTCATGGTTATAAGTTTATAGCATTCGGGCTTTTATGCCCTTATCGTTGCAGTAGTTGACAGCTTGTGATATACTGTCGAATACTTTAAATATGTTAACACCCGTGATAACTATATTGCCGTTGGTCAGAAAGATTGCAAGAGCAGTTTTCATAGTTACACGATTTTAGATTGTTTGTCACTTAAAAATCCATGTATGAACTCTCTACCTTTTTCAGTCCAATAAAGATGCTGCTTGGTGTGCTGCTGGCCCGTAGAGTTGCTGATATAGGTGTGCGTTCTGTACCCCTCGTAACCGAGGCCCCGATATTTAGCATACAGTACGAACGTGTCGTTTTGCCTGTAAATCACTTGTCTCTGCTGCAATATTTCATTTAAACGTTTAGCGCTTAAACCCAACTGATCGGCTATTACATTGGTTGCTATCAGACTGTCAGATTGTAATACGGTATTGTAATACTCGACTTTCGGCTGACTGAGCTTGATTTGCTCTTCTGCTAATCGGTGCTGCTCTTTCAGACGCTCTTTTTCGGCTCGTTCGGCCTTTAACTGAGTTGCAAGCTTAATCAGGGTATCAGGGTCGGTCAGTACTTCTTCGACTTTTTGATCGGTCAGGTAGGCCCCATATTTGCGAACCGAGGGTAAGACCTCGCTTGTCACCCAACGTTTGAACTGTTTTGCTGATGGTAATTTAGAACCGAATACGAGAGAGTAAACGCCGGATTCGTTAATTAAAGTCATCTCATGTACAATGCCTTGATTATCAGATACGCCCTGTTTTAGGGCGTCCTCAGAATCAACGTGTTGCATGATAGCATTTCGGGGTTTAGCATAACCTAAAGCCAGCGCAACATCATACCCTACGAAATAGGGTATCGTATTCACGTCAACAACCCGAATCTGACCGAATTGCTGATTATTGAAGATTTGAAGGTTATTCATAGCGTGTATGGTTTTTATCAATTACCAAATTGACACGACATAACTGATTGGCTTCAAATCGGCCGATTACTTCTGCATCGTTGATCTCGACGAGCTTTACACACATCAACTCATTCTGAGAGGTGATAAGGGCTATTGTATCAACCCCGATGAAGTCTACCCAACCGCATTGCCCGTTAATAACAACTTGGTCGTCTAACCCAATCTGTAAACTTTTCGGCAATAGGCATATTGGATTCTTCAGATTTGTTTGTACATTTGTCATAGCAGTATTGGTTTTTAATTTATTAAGAATCATTACTTTTTCGAAAGGGGTACGGGGTGCAAATCTGTAACCCCTTTCTTTATTACTTCGTATTCACTACTGGTTCTTACACCGTCACGATCGGTACGAATATCGCCGTTCTCGAAAACGTCGATAACTTCGGCGGTAACTCTTTGCCCTGGCTTGCAAGGGTCGTTATATTCAACGGTATCGCCGATTTTGGGTATTGGGTGTAGAGCATCGTAGGTTCGGCAAAGATTAGGCAGGTAAAGAGGATCTACCCCTTCTTTTAGTCGCTGTAAATTCAGGGACATAAGCATATACGTTAGTTGCTCGTATGCCTCGTGGGTTTTCGTATGTGATCTCAAAATCTTTGCGTATTGGCTGTTGAACTGTTTTTGCATCTCTAAGGCTTTCATAGTCGTATTTTTACCATTCAATTGTTAACGCTTCATCATAGCAGCCATTTTCGAGTAGCCCGCATTCATTGTGATAATTAATGTCTGTAAGCCGATACTCGATCAGGGCCATTTTGTAATCGTTTCCAGATTTGCGAGCCGCGCGATGCTTTTCAACTATATCACGAAATTCGGCAATACTTAACCCGTAATGATTTTTCGAGTTCAAGGCCCGCATGTGATCTTTATCGCAGTCTTTCAGTTGATCGGGGTAAATTTTCATAGTGGTATGGTTTTAGGTTTTTATATTTATCTTCATTTTTACATTTCAAATGTAGATATAAATAAAATATAAACCAAATATTTTAGCATAAAAATTCATTTAAAACTAAAATAAATTTTCATTTATGCATTTTTATCGAAATTTACCTATATTTGCAGATGGTATACTTAATGTAGATAAACATTAACCGGAATGAGCATAGATACTCGAGTGAAAGACCTCTGTAAGGAAAAGGGGATTACATTGGCAGGAATGGCAGACCAAATTGGTGTTTCATCATCTTCTCTGTCTCAAATACTAAAAGGCAACCCCACTTTGTCAAAATTACAGGATATTGCGTCCGCTCTTGAGGTTCCTATCACTGAGCTATTTACTGATGGTTCCGCCGAAGAGCTCAACGGGTTTGTCGAATATAAAGGAGAAGTTCACAAAATCCGCTCTATCGCCGATCTCAAGGAACTTATTGTAAAGGCTGGCGGGGAATTAGAGGAATTACCGACGATCCCGGATCACGAGAATATCCGGGGGAAGGAGTATTACAAATAAGCTCGTTGGGTTTTGTATGAAATAAAAAGCCGGGGATTATTCCCCGGCTTATATAATCAATGAAGTATTGCGATTTTCTATTTATCAAATGTCCAGCATATTCCCTGCATTATCTTTTAGTGCAACGACTTGTCCTTTTTGAATATAAAACCAAATGTTATTGGAGATAGATTCGCCCAATGTATTTTTCGCACTATATTCACATCTAACAGCCCAGTAGTCGTTATACGCAACAACCTTTGACCATCCCAATATTTTGGCATTTTGGATATTGTCTTTAATAAAATCAGCAACTATTTTAACTGTTCCATTTGATTCTTGTTCTGGCTTTGCCCCGGCCTTTGCGTTGCGCATTTCCCTGTTATTAAAATCATACTTAGCATCTTTGCTATATCTTTCAATCGCATAAATGTCATTTTCATTATTAGCCAAAAATGCCTGCAAACCCTCGGGTGACACTCCTGAATACACTTCCTTTACATTCGTTTGTGTAAAGATGCGAGAAAGCGTACCGCTATTCCTATCATAGATTAATTTCATTGGCATATTCCCATACTGAGGGCCACAATCCCATACCCAACTGATCTCTATAGCATCATTTTTCTTATCAGACAATAACTTTTTCAATTTTGTCCATTCGGTTTCCGATCCTATGGAATAGCCATCTTGATGCTGCTTTAGTGTTCCGATATTTACCTGGGCTTTCTGGATTGGTGGTTGCTCTTCAGATAATACCTGTTTGGTTAATTCCTCGGATTTGGTCGTGGTATCTATTGATGCGCCTGACGGGCCACCACTCCGATTCGCACACCCCGTGGATGTTGTCATAATCACCACCACTATCAATAGCAGTATATACCTCATATCAATTATTTTAAAAGGTTTTTTAGGATTAAAGTATACTAAATCTACGAAAGATAAACAAAATAAGCGTCGAAGTTCTCAGGGTTTTGACATATTTATCGCTGCAAGGGGAGAAACAAGGCGGTTTGATTCACCAAATGAACTTAGGGAATGTATAAACCGGTGTGTGGTAATAAAACAGTTAGTATGAGTGAGAATTACTCTGTTTGGTCTAATGCTTGGTCAATAATATCGTGTGCTTTTGTCAAGTCTTCATCTTCTGTGTCGTATGAGTATAATATCTGTTTCATTTTGGGGTCAAAAACATATATATGCGTCGATAATAAACTGCTTCCCCCTTTGCTTTTGCATCGAAACTTGTGAGTTGCCTGCCAACCTTGAAATTCAGGTTTGAAAGTTTTTACATTCATTGCAATTGTATCATTGCTCTCTCCCCAGAGTTTTAGAGACACCTCCATTTCTTCAATACATTTCGATGTTTCTTCTTTAGCAGTTAAAAATTTTTGACGACCATAAGCTGAGTAACTATCCTGCCATATTTGGGCTGTACTCAACGCTTCATCAAGGTCTGCTCCGCCCCAATTACTGTTGTTGAGAATCGGTCTTCAGGATAAAAACATGACACGTCCTTATATTTTGGAGCTTTTATACTTGTATCAATAAACTGATATTCCCATTTAACAGGGAAAGTCCCATTAAGAGAAAGTATGTTGTCAAATTGAGACCCTCCTATACTATTATAGGCTCTCATATCAAAAATCCGAACTTTCATTACATTAATATCTTCCTTTGTAACATTATCGGTACTGACATCTGGGTCATTGATGAACGCAATATACAAAACGTCGTCAATATTAAACTTTGGGTATGGTATTGAAGATTTAAGGGAATCAAGTTGTTCCTTTGTTTTTTCGTTACATTGGGCATTTGCATAAAACGCTTGAAGTGCAAGCATTAACAGAATAAAAATTTTTAATTTCATGATATTGAACATTTAATTCCAACCGTTTTCTTGAATTTTCAAACGAGCGCACTTCGTGGGGTACGCCTTTTTATTTTTACAAAAATATTACAAGCACAAATTATTCAATCATTTTCAGTAGGTTCTCTAAATCAGAATGTGATTTTATGGTGTAATTATTAGGAGGATTATTCCTCGGCTTTTTGTTTCACATGCATATAATTATTGTACCGGCTTAATAAATTCAGATGCAACCCATACCTCAAATGTACCATCACCTGTATTTACTTCAATCTGGCATTTCCCAAACTTTTTTTCTTTCATTGTATACGAATTTAAATACGGATTGAGCACATAAACTGTTTTGTCGGAAATCATAGATCTGAGCGCTTCTTCATCTTTCCTATTGCAAACCTCATTAAGTTTATCATAATATTTTTCAGAGATTGCGGATAAGCATTCTTTTGTCAAATTGCATTTTTCTCCTATATCTGGAAGTTTTGTTGAGTTACTACAAGCATTGATTGCCAATACTAACACGATCGTTCCTAAAAATAACAGTTTTTTCATAATCAATTATTTTAAAAATTTTTTTAGCTCATTTATAATGCTAGTCTGTCGGCATTTACTCTTGTATTATATAGTCAGAGTTTGACCGGGAATTATTATTCCTTCTGTTGATCTCTCCTATTATTTCCTGCCGCCGACTTATATAATTTTCTAAATTTTGTTTTACCATGTTTCTTGTCGCAGACCAAACATAAGGATTAGAACAAGCGCCCTGATATTTGATTTTTTGCATTTCAAGGTCTATCTCTACCTGTGACAATTCGCTCTGAAGTTCTTCCAGTGACTTCTCAGATAAAGGCTTTAACACAGGCGCGGGTCGAGAATCTTCCGGCATAGCATAAGCCGAACACGTACCCTCAGTTGCATATCTTATGATACAACCGATACCAATAAGAACAAAAAGGATTATCAAGAAAGTCATCATAACATAGCTTTTAATAGTTTTAAACTATATCTGCGATAAATTCATTAAAAAAAATCACTCATCTAATATAGTCATTTTCTTTAAATTATAGTCACTTTTGTTTTGGCATCTGCAATCTTCTTTAAAGTTCTCTCGACTACCGTGATACTGCAATATTGTCGATTCATCCTGTTGAGGTCTTATTATACATGTGTCGTTTATCAGGGGATTATCTCGTGTAGAAATTAACACTCCCTTCTGGAATATCAGTTCCGCTTGAATTTAATCAACTATTTTTAAAGAATAAATGCTCTCACATATGCATAATGTGCTTAAAATAAATGATATTTTTATTATCTTCGATAAATTTTGACACATTATGCCTGAATTAACAATTCCCCAATCGCTGAATAAAGCCTATCGCCAACTTAAAATCGAGAAAATTGAATTCGACCGTTTCAAAAAGAGTTTGCGCAATCTTTTTACACAGATCAATGAAAATGAAGTCGAAGAGAAATTAAAAGGCGACATTATGGATTTCTTAAAGGAATCATTTTACACGCCCGGCTACAAAATTGCTCCGACTGGACACATTGATTGCGTTATTCATTTAGGCAACAATTCGGATGCTCCGATCGGAGTAATTTTCGAGGTTAAAAAGCCTGGTTCGCAGGAAATGATTACACGTAACGACATTAATCGAAAAGCGTTACAGGAAATCATTTTATATTATCTCCGTGAACGAATCGAAAACAAGAACATTCAATTAAAATACTTCGTAGTAAGCAGCATCTTCGAGTTTTTTATATTTGATGCTCATGAGTTTGAAAAATTTTTCGCTAACAATAAAGAACTCTGTCAATATTTTGATGATTTTACAGCGGGAAGATTGCCTAGTAATAAAACGGATTTCTTTTATAAAGAAATTGCATCAAAATACATAGAGGCTGTTAAAGACAAAATAACTTACACGTATTTCGACTTACGAAACTATCGACATTATCTTGATACGAACAAGGACAAGAAACTGATTGAACTCTATAAAATATTTAGCCCGAGCCATTTATTGAAGCTCCCATTTCAAAATGACAGCAACTCGCTTAATAAAAATTTTTATTCCGAGTTGCTTTACATTATGGGGCTTGAAGAAGTGGGCGACAAAGGCAAACGGATCATTACCCGCAGAAATCCCAATGAACGTAACGAGGCTTCAATTATCGAGAGTACAATCGATGTGCTCGACTCAGAAGACTGTTTACACTATGTAGAAAATCTGGCCTCATACGGAACTGATAGGAAATCGCAACTATTTAACATCGCACTTGAACTTTCAATTAATTGGATTAATCGTATTCTTTTTCTGAAATTATTGGAAGCTCAAATGATAAAATATCATAAAGGCGATAAAGCATACGCTTTTATGAATCCAACGAACATCTCCGATTACGACGAGTTGAACGACTTATTTTTCAAAGTGCTTGCTAGAAAAATCAACACCCGAACCGCATCGATTAATAGCCGTTACTCCAAAGTTCCCTATTTGAACAGTTCTCTTTTTGAGATTAACCAATTGGAAGGGGCAACAATTCGAATCAGCAATCTCGGAAATCAAGAGCTTCCAATTTGGTCCGGAACCGTACTGAAAGAAAATAATAAACCGCGATACAAGCGACTGCCCACATTACGCTATTTATTGGAATTTCTCGATGCATATGATTTTGCCAGCGAAGGAGAAGAAGGCATTGAAGAAAGGGCGAAAACACTGATCAATGCTTCGGTTCTCGGGCTTATTTTTGAAAAAATCAATGGCCACCGAGACGGCTCAGTTTTTACACCTGGAGCCATTACAATGTATATGTGCCGTGAAGCAATCCGCCATGTTATCGTGCAAAAATTTAATGCCCATTTCGGGTGGTCGTGTGCAAACTACGACGCTTTAAAAAATAAAGATATTCCAAATCTAATAGAGGCGAATCATGTAGTAAACTCTATTCGTTTGTGTGATCCGGCAGTCGGTTCCGGGCATTTTCTTGTATCTGCATTAAATGAAATTATAGCAACGAAATTCGATCTCGGAATCTTGCTCGACTGCGAAAAACGCCGTATCAAAAAACAGAATTACCAGATTGAAATAAATAGTGATGAATTGATTATTACCGATGCGGACGGAGACGTTTTCAATTACATGCCCGGACATCCTGAAAGCCAGCGCATTCAAGAGGCTTTATTCAAGGAGAAACGCACGATTATCGAGAATTGCTTGTTCGGCGTTGACATCAACCCTAACTCGGTAAATATATGCCGTTTGCGCCTTTGGATAGAGTTGTTGAAAAATGCGTATTATACCCGTGAAAGTAATTTCACGGAATTGGAAACACTGCCCAACATCGATATTAATATTAAATCTGGCAACTCATTGCTCCATCGGTTTGACTTGCAACAGAGCATTTCACAAGTATTGCAATCGACTGGAATTTCTATTGCTGAATATAAAAAGGCTGTGACTGATTACCAAAATGCGCACAGCAAAGAGGAAAAGCGCCAGTTAGATGAAATGATTGCACGAATCAAATCGACTCTTACGACAGAAATCAATCGTCGTGATCCCAAACAAACACGCTTGCTCCGCCGACGATTGGAACTAAGTGATTTACAAGGACAAGAGCTTTTCTCTTCAACTGAATGGACAAGTAAACAGATGAAGGAGAGACAAAAGGTGATCAAAAAATATTCGGAAGAAGTCAAAAAACTTGAAGCGTATTTCAATGAAATCAAATCAAATAAAATGTATCTCGGTGCATTTGAGTGGCGCATCGAATTTCCGGAGGTATTAGACGATGAAGGTAATTTTATCGGATTCGATTGCATTATCGGTAATCCCCCATATATTCAATTGCAATCAATGGGGCATGACTCTGAAACGCTCGGACGAATGGGCTATCAAAGCTATGAACGTACAGGGGATATATACTGTTTATTCTATGAACTCGGCATGAATCTACTTAAACCCGATTGTTTATTATCGTTCATTACCTCAAACAAATGGATGCGAGCTGGCTATGGGAAAGCGTTGCGGCACTACTTTGTTGAACAAACCAATCCTATACAATTAATTGATTTTGCGGGCACTCGAATATTTGACTCCGCGACAGTTGATGTAAATATTCTGATGCTGACAAAACAAGCCAATGCTTTCGAAACTCGCTCATGTTCAATAAAGAAAGATGGGTTTGAGATAAATAAATTGAGCGATTATTTTATAGAAAATCAGATTAAAACCGAATTTAGAGATAATAGTAGTTGGGTTATCTTATCTCCGA